ACAATTGCATGACAAAACGATTAAAGCACAAATAACTAAAAATAAAGATAATAATGTCCTTGTTAGTAAAAACTTAAAAATTGCAGACTACGACAATGGTGTCGTTACCTTGCATATCGCTCCAGGTGATATTTCCAGTTTTGATCCTGCCTTCTACAATATACTACTTACTTATACTAATCCAGACAACCAGATTCACGCCATGCATGCAGACCAAAATTACAGGTATTGCTATACAGCAGAAGTGGTTGACGATTGTGGTCCAATGGAAATGGGTGCAAGTTCAGAGGTAATGGCATCAAATTTAATATTTGAAGCTGAAACTCCACTAACTGCATCTGTAACATACTCTGGTTTAACCAGTGCATTGTTTGCAAGCGGTAGCGCAATGGGCAATACTCATTACACCACTGATAAATTTGTATACTCTGGCAGTGGAGTTAATGCTAGTTTAGACATAACCAAAACAAACGGTAATTATACAGTGAGTGCCACCAATGGTGGAGTAGGCTATAGTGTGGGCGAAACAATTACAATATTGGGAACTTTCCTGGGTGGTGAATCGCCAGTACATGATTGTGTGATTACTATTGGTACAGTAAGCGCAAGTGGTGGTATTACCAGTTTAAGCGCAGGCGGTACACCAAACTTTAATAGCCAGTCATATGTTACTAGCTCACTAGCTGGCCCAGCAATGCGAGCTGGTGCATGTAATGGGCTAAACACTGTTAGTATACAGAACAGCGGATTTGAAGGCTCATTTCAAATACAAGGTACACTGTTAAACAATCCAACAAATGATAACGATTGGTTTGTGATCAACCCACACAGTCAGACTGATATCTTTGGTGCTGTAAGTTTAAATAATACCACAAATACACAGTCTACTGAAGCATTTATATTTGACGGTAATTTTATGTATATTAGAATTAAATTTAATATTATCAAAGGATCGATTGACAAAATACTATATAGAAGTTAATATAGTAATATGCATATCGTAATTGAATTCACTAAAAATCTGATACCTGCTGTTTGGAAATCAACTAGTTCTGGCTGGACTAGTGGTAATTGTCCTATGTGTATTACAAATGGACAAGGTAGACCAGATACAAAAAAGCGTGGTGGATTTTATTTTGAAGAAGAAAAGTTTCAGTATAATTGCTTTAATTGTGGGTATAAAACTGGTTGGAGTACTGGTAAGCAGTTGAGCGGGCGTCTGAAGCGTTTATACAGCGTGTTCGGCGCAGATGAATCAGACATACACCGCTTACAAATTGAACTAATGCGTGAACGAGACACAGCAGAATTGTTCATACAAACAACAAAAGAACAAAAGCCAGTACACATGGACTGGCCAATCATGCAGTTACCACAAGACTCGCACCCAATAAAAAACTTTCCAGTGCATGAACTGGATGAAAAGAGTGTTGAACGGTTTGTGTCTGCATGTGAATTTTTAGTAGAGCGTGGACTTGACAACTGGACTGATTGGCACTACAGTACATTTAGTCACTTTCGTAATCGTGTTATACTTCCATTTCGTTACAAAGGAAACATAGTTGGATATACTGCCCGATGGGTTGGTAATGTCCCCAATAAAGAAACAACAAAATATTATGTGCAACAGCCCAAAGACTTTGTGTTTGGTTTAGACCGTCAGGCTGACAAACAGATAACTATTGTAACGGAAGGACAACTGGATGCAGTTGCTATTGATGGCGTAGCTATTGGAAGCAATAATATGAGTGTGGAGCAAAGTAGAATTATAGAACTAAGTGGCAACAGAAATATATTATTACCAGATGCAGACAAGGCTGGTATGCAACTTGTGCGACAAGCAATTAAACGAGGATGGGAAGTAAGTTTCCCGCCCTGGGACGAAGATATTAAAGATGCTAATGATGCTGTACAAAAGTATGGCAAATTATTTACAATTAAGAGTATTTTAGACTTTAGTATAGGAAATCCTACTAAAGCAGAAATAATGGGGAAAACATACTGTAAATGAGACATGGTAGAAGTAGACAGGTAACCGAACACCTGGATTTTGACGGTACGTTTCCGTTACATGAGGTAGATTATTTGAGAACATTTGTAGTTGAGCCCGACAGATCAACAATACGAGAAGAGTTTGCGTGGTTTCCAAAACGTTCAACTTTTGGCTCGATTATTTGGATGAAATCGTATATAATATACGAAACATGGATAACAATACGTGGTGTAGAAAAGAGACTATTGGATACAGCATTGTATACACAATGCGAGTTCGTGGAAGCAAAATTAAAAGGTGAAGTCAATTAATGGCAGAAGAATATGGAGTAGATTTACAAAAGCTGTATCTAGAGTTTTTACAAGCAGATAAAGAATTATTTGTACGCTGTAATGCTATTATAGATTCAGAGTATTTTGATCGTAGTTTACGCAGTGCGGTTCGCTTTATGCAAGAGCATGTGGAAAACTATGGCGACATGCCTACACTTGAACAAATGAAAGTCAAGGGTAGTGTGGAGTTACAGGACTTACGGGACAATACATCAGCACATCAAGACTGGTTCTTGGATGAGTTTGAAAAGTTTTGTAAGCACAAAGGATTAGAGAAGGCAATTTTAGCAAGTACAGACAAACTGGAAAAAGGTGAGTTTGGTGCTGTTGAGATGATGATTAAAGATGCAGTTGGTATCGGACTTGCAAAAGAACTGGGATCTAACTATTGGGATGATCCTGCAGGACGTATACAAAGCATCAAAGACAACCGTGGACAAAACAGTACTGGTTGGAAAACAATGGACAACATACTGTATGGTGGATTTAATCCAGGCGAACTAAACATCTTTGCAGGTGGTAGTGGTAGTGGTAAAAGTTTGTTTATGCAGAACATGGCACTTAACTGGAGTTTGGCTGGTAAGAATGTGGTGTATGTTAGTTTAGAACTTAGTGAAGAGCTGTGTGGTATGCGTATTGACGCTATGGTAACTGGTATGAGTACCAGAGACGTTATGCGCAATGCTGATGATGCCGCACTTAAAGTTAAAATGAAAGGCAAAAAAGCCGGAGTAATACAAACTATACAAATGCCCAATGGTGCAACCATTAATGATATTAAAGCATACATTAAAGAAGTACAAATACAAATGGGTATTAAAGTTGATGCATTGTTTGTGGATTATTTGGATTTAATGATGCCAGTAACAGTTAAAGTTAATCCAAGTGACCAATTTATCAAAGATAAATTTGTGTCAGAAGAACTACGTAACTTGGCAACTGAACTAAACATATTGTTTGTTACAGCATCGCAGTTGAATCGTGGTAGTGTTGATGAAGTTGAATTTGATCACAGTCACATTGCAGGTGGTATTAGTAAAATTAATACAGCAGATAATGTTATTGGTATCTTTACAAGCAGAGCAATGCGTGAACGTGGAAGGGCACAAATACAGTTTATGAAAACACGTAGTAGTAGTGGTGTTGGTAGTAAACTTGATTTAGATTTTAATATTGAGACACTGCGGATAACAGATTTAGATGAAGATGCGGAAGATTCAGATAGTGTAGGAACAAGTGCCATATACGACAAGCTCAAACGACAAAATGGAAGCAGTAATGATTCGTTAGGCATTTCTCAAACAAATAACATTGTTGAAAGTGCTGTTGATAATACTGATAGACTACGTAGTATACTTAAACGTGCTGAATAGTTATTCCTTATCCTCCGGTTGGTCTTGTTTTTGCATTTGTGTGCGTATTCTTTGGTACATGCTCATGTCGCTGGTAATTATTTCAGCGAGGGTTCCCAACATGCCCATTAATACATCACGTTGCTGTGGGGAAGGTAACCGTCCTGCGTCCATAGTCCTCATTGCCGATCGCACAAACCTTACATCTTCTTCTGGTACTAAGCCATCGTTGGCAAGTATCATAAGTTTGCTTAGTTGTGCATTATCCATGCCATCGTTATTTTCTTTTAAATCATGGAGTCTATCAATGATAGAACGAATTTCTTCTGCGCTTTTTGACATTATTGTCTCCTTCAATACTAATTATCTATTTCAGCTAAATACCATTAACAAAAGGGCAGAGTATTATGAAAAAACGTACTAGAAGCATCCTTGATGAGATTAATAGCATAAGTGATCAGCGTGATCGCCGTTACATTGTAGAAAATACAGCGGATAACGTTATTGCCAGTGCTAGTAATTTAATCAAATTAATTAACGAAACTTATGATGCCGATACAAGTGCGGATTTAGTTAAGCGTTTTATTAATAGTATTCGTACCCAAGACGAAATGAAATTCCGTCGTGGTATTAGGAAAGCTAATGAAAGTAAAAGACATACTGGGAAGTAACCCACTAAACAAAAAACATCGAGGACCGCACCGTAAACCACGTTATCGTGGTCGTGACCTTCATGAAGGTGGTGCAATGGCTGGTGTTGGTGCTATTCATATTAGCGAAATAGAACCTACTTTAATTAAATTAGAAAAAGAATTAGGGTTAAATCTTCGTGACTTCACACTGGGCAGTGTGGGTAAAAAAGAATTTAGTGGCGACATTGATATTGCCATTAACTTAAAACCTGATGAGTTGGCAGACTTTGCTAAAAAACTACAAGCGGCGCCGAGTACACAGGAAGTAAAGAAAAGCAGTGTGTTTATGACAAGTGTTCCTATTGTGGGATACGACGAAAACAAAACACGAGACGGTCTTACACGTACAGGGTATGTACAAGTAGACTTTATGCCGGGCGACCCTGGTTGGATGAAAACTTATTATCACGCACCACATGAAAAAGACAGCAAGTACAAAGGTACATTTAGAAATATAATGATCGCCACTATTGCGGGCAAGATTGACGTGGTTGTTGGAGATGAAAAAATAGAAGATGGACGTCCACTAGTTCAGGAACGATGGATCTGGAGCCCAACAGATGGTTTAGTTCGCATCAAACGAGAGCCAAAGCCGAGAAAAGACGGCAATGGGTATACCAAAGCAAAAATTGATACACCTATCAGTCAGCCTATCAGAGACCCAGATGGTATTGCAAAACAATTGGGCTTGACAAATGGTAAAGACTTGTATAGTTTTGAAACATTACTAAGTGCGTTGAAAAAATCGTACAAAGGTCAACAGATTGATCAAATACTGGATGATTTTAAATCTAATCCAGTAGTACAAGACATAGGTGTGCCAGATGAAATTTCGTGAACTAATAACAGAAAATAAAAAGCCCTTGTTGGAAAATGCTGAAGCTCGTATTCATCATTTGGAAGACAAAGTATTATGGGGCGGTAGTGCAGGCGCTCGTCAAGCACTAGACACACTGGAAAATATTCAAGGCAACCCCAAAGCAATCACAGTTAAATGGGACGGTTCTCCAGCAGTTATCTTTGGACGTGACGAACGTGGCGAATTTATAATGACTGACAAAAGTGGATTTGGTGCCAAAGGTTATGACGGCAAAGTAAAAACACCACAAGCACTACAAAACATGTTGCTTAATCGTGGTAAAGAAGCACCAGACGACAGCCGTAAAGCATTTGCGGCAAGTATGGCACAGGCATTTACAGTTTTTGAAAGTGCAGTACCAGATAACTTCCGTGGATTTATGTGGGGCGACTTGTTGTACTACACACGCCCACAAGTTGATGATGGCGACTTTGTATTTAAACCACAAATGGTTGTGTATCGTGTCAAAGCTGATAGTGATATTGGTAAACGTATTGCTGGCAGTACTGCTGGTGTTGTTATACACATGAAGCTGGACTTGGACGGTAACAAGAGCCGTGCTGATGCAAGTGAATTAAACGAAGGTGCATTATTGGTAATGCCGCCCGTAACAGCACAACAACCACCAAAGATTGATCAAAAGATTTTTACAACAGCAGAGTCATTGTTACAAAAACACGGCAATGGTATTGATAAATTACTCAATGCTGAAATGGTAAAGCAACTTAAAATCAGTGACTTTAGTAAAATATTATACAGTTACATCAACCACAAAACCAAAAC